AGTTCCATCTGTTGATTAGTCATTCCAGCAATAGATTGACCACTTCGTTGGACAATAATATCTCCATCTTTAACTGCGACAAAACCCCAGCCAGATCGTGATTTCATACTACTGCCATCAGTATATATTTCAATCATTATTCTCTTCCTTATTAGCTTCCCACACTTGTTGCAAATATCCGGTAGTTAATAGTTCTTTTGGAGAACTAATTTGAGGATTTTGCTTACTACCATTTTTTTGCATATTAGCTTCTGCAATAGCTAAATCATGGAAGGCTATGTCTAACATTATTTTATTTTGCAGATTTATCGCACAACCTCGATTTACATGATCGATCCAATATTGTCTTGCACGACGAATAACTTTTCCATCCTTATTGCCCGTATATGCATAACTTGCACCTAACATATCGCATACCATTTCAACAAAATCATTTTTAGGCATAAGACGTGGTACACCGCCATCATCAAAGTTATCCATCCAATATTCATAATGATGGCTATTGCGTCCTTTATGGTGCATCCATGCATATGAAACTCCTTGTTCTTCTTTTATTTTATTAATAGGAGTTCCTTTGCCAATCCAATAGCGAGCAGATTCAAAAAATTCAACTGGTGAGTATTTACTCAAATCGTGTTTGATTCCACGCCACGGAATACCTGCGAGAATGCAATAATAACGAACCCATTTGCGGTGGGTGACAACTGTCCGCAAATGGCCGAGTATTTTCTTATACGTCAATCGTTGCATTATGAGCGTTCTCCTCAATAAATTTCTTTCTCAATGAAGCACTTTCACCCATAAGTGCAGTAAATGTATTAGCTGCGGCAGTTACATCATCCATTGTAATTTGTTTCAATGTTCTATTAGCAGGAGCCATAGTAGATTCAGCTAATTCATCAACTGACTGTTCGCCAAGTCCTTTAAATCGACGTAATTCATATCCTCCACCAGGATGGTCCACGCGATACTGATTCAATGCTACATCATCTTTAAGATAGAATGAATTCTTACCTTTAATAATGCGATACAAAGGAGGAACCGCGGCATAAATATATCCTTTAGTAATTAATTCAGGACAGAATTTCCAAATAAAAGTAAGAAATAAAGTTCGGATATGATCGCCATCAACATCAGCATCAGCCATAATAATGATTTTACCATATCTTAATTTACTTTCATCTAATACAATTTTATTGCTATCAACCTGCAATCCAAATCCAAGAATCATACTCTTTATCTCTTCATTGGACATGGCTTTATTTAGATCGCATTTGAGGACGTTGAGAATTTTTCCTCGAATTGGGAGAATTGCTTGGGTAGCTCGGTCACGTGCTTCTTTGGCGCTTCCAGCCGCACTGTCACCTTCCACGATGAAGACTTCACAGTCTTTACGGGTTTTCGAGCTACAATCTGCCAACTTTCCTGGCAATGTGATACGACTATGCTTGGTTGTAGCATTACGAACATTCTCCTTTGCTTTTCGAGCACTTTCTCTTGCTTTTCTCGCTAATAGTGCTTTATTAATTATTGCTTTAGCATCTTTCTCATTGGAATTAAACCAATTAATTAATGCTTGCGAACATAATCTTTGTACAACAGTACGACCTTCCGCAGAAGTTAAGCTATCTTTAGTTTGGCCACTGAACACGGGATCAGGCATAGTTAAACTTAAAACGAGAAGTAATCCCTCTTTGAGGTCATCTCCTGTGAAGTTACTGTCTTTGTCTTTAAGTAATCCTTTAGCTCTTGCATAATTGTTAATTGATTGTGTAAGTGCAGTTCGAAAGCCTGTGAGATGAGTTCCGCTGCTATTAGGGATACTATTAGTAAAAAGACGATAGGTATCAGAGTAGTTATTAACATACTGCATTGCCACCCTTACTTTGATACGATCTTCGATATTCTCCGCGTAAAAAGGAGTTGTAATTTGCTCTTTGTCAGAGCAAAGGGTATCCAGATAATCGAGAAGACCATTTTTGCTCTCTATTTGCTCAATATTGCCTTGATACCAAAGGGAAAAATGAAGGCCGGGAGACAAATATGCAAGTTCCCAAAGTTGTTTTTTTATCCTATTATAATCTGCTTCAGTATCAACATCTTTAAAAATCTCGGGATCTGGAATAAATTGAACAACAGTTCCTCGTTTGTCTTCAGTGTTTTTAGTCTCTTCATATTTAACTAATTCACCTTGCGCAAATAGGGCATATGCTTTTTTGCCATCACGATAGCTTTCAACAGAGAAGAATGAAGATAATGCATTAGTTGCTTTTGCACCAACACCATTCATCCCACCAGAAGTATTATACCCAGTATTACCATCACTATCGAACTTAGCGCCAGTATGCAACTTAGTATAAATATTAACCAAGACTTCTTCACCGTCATCATTTTTACCAAAGGGGACGCCGCGTCCATTGTCAGCCACGATAACACGAGGCCCATCAAGAGTAATAGATATTTTATCACATGCACCTACCAAATATTCATCTATAGCATTAGATATAATTTCAAGAGTTATCTGCCAAATACCTTCTGTACCAACAGAACCAATATACATACCTGGTCTGGTACGAATGGCTTCCATACCCTCGAGTGTTTTTATATCTTTTACGCCATAATCTTGTACTTGTATTTTGTCAGTCATAGAGAATTAATTGTACTCCTTTCTCTATTTTCTATATATATTATAGCATATATTTTTTTCATTTTCAACTTTGTAGCTATCAAAAAGAGGAAGGGTTTTATAAAAACCCTTCCTTGATTATTTTATTTTTGCTGCAAGCTGTGCTACAGAGCTACGTTCTGATTTCTATAATTCAATAGTACCAAATAAAGGTTCGTTGCGCAAGCTATGCAATAGTGAAGCAATACCGCTATTCTTGCGGAAAATATCAGAATCTGTCTAACTTTCATCACCCAAGACCCACAATGTACTATTTTTTCCTACACGACCTGTAATAAGTTTAATATTATCTGTAGTTAAGTTCTCGGCTTCATCAACTAAGATAATAGAATTTTCAAAATTACGTCCACGTAAATATCCTAAATGAACAGGTTCAATAATTTCTTGTGTAATATAATCTCTTAACATATCCACCGAGCCCAGATGGTCAGCAAGAGGCATAATAAAAGGTAATAATTTATCGAACTATTCACCTGGTAAAGCGCCTAAATCTTTTGAACCAGCGACATCCACATTATTTCTTATGAATATGATTTTGTCATATTTATGATTTTTTACAAAATGTAAAGCATGTGCGAGAGCGAGAAATGTTTTACCAGATCCATACTAACCTCGTACAAGTTTATATGGAATATTATCATCTTGGAGTAAATCAAAAAACATTTTTTGTTGAATGTTTAATGGTTTTACTTTTCCAAAATAATCAGTATTTAAATCTTTATATTTAAGAGATTGATATTTTTCTCCATTCCATTTTATTATATCTATCTATTCATTATTATGATATAAAATAGCGTATTCATTTATAACTAAATTAAAAATATTAATCTCTGGATGCTAATAAAAAATATTTACATCATCATCTGTGAGGAAAATATCTTGATAGCCTTTCCATAAATTTTCCTATTTATTTGTTTCATTATAATAAATAACAATTAATTCTTTCTAATACTGACATGCAGTTAAATATTGGCATGCGTCTGCGGTAAAGAAATTCACCTGATCTTTTATCTTATGCGCATACAATACTGCTTCAGCAATTAATTTATTATCATTAGTTACCTCTTGTCTTTTTATTTTTAAAAAAGTTCGTACGCTATAATCTGAAATACCACTAGTGGACCATCCAGAACATTCTGGACTGCTCCACTAGTGTGCCATAAGATATCGTACTAACGATCTGGCTTTATATTTAATTGCTGTATCTTTTATAGCAGATGTTTTAATCTATTCTAATTCTTCAAATACAATAGGAGAAATGAAACTATTAGGTTCCAATTCTTTGCCAGCAAGAAGAGCAGAGGTATCATAGAAACAAGGATTATTTATCAACAATAGTCTCATCTTCTTCCTTGCCAATTATTTCATCTACAAAGTTATATTTCAACATATCATCCGCATCTAAAAACCATTGCTTGCGTTCATGTTGAGAATATTCTTCTTCGGAAACATTGGTATGGGAGCAAATGAATTTCTTAACTTTTTCATCTACTCGTTTGTTAAATTCCAATGTGTCCTGTACAGTAAGAGATTCACCGCTAAAAGCAGTACTTCCTGCATGTAACAGAGCATATGTAAATGGATAACATTTACGAGTAACATTTGGATTATGAGATCCTGCGGCAAGCATAATAGTACCCATACTGGCCGCATATCCAAGAACAATAATATTAAGTGGTTTCTTATATTGGTCTATAATATTACACAATACAAATCCATCACTTACACTACCACCAACAGTAGCAAATATTAAAGTTACTGGATCATTACTATTGTCTTTTTCAAAGTCTAAAAGTGGAATTGCAACACGCTCTACAATCTTTTCATCAACCTCTTGATTAAAAATAATAGTGCGTTCATTTAGTAGTTTATCAAAATACTAATATGTTGCGGGATCAATAGATTGAGTATCAAGTAAAGCGACTAAATCTTCAAGCATATATTAAATCCTCCTGAAAAATTTTACATCTTCTTCGCCATAAGTTTTACGTAATTGTACATATTCACCAAATGTTTCACAGTATACAGAAACATTATCTTCCATACCTGGTTTATCATTTAATGCGGCGATTGCTGGGAGTTCAGGTTCGCCGAACATACAAGGAATTTCGAGAATAGCACCTGCATTCCAAAGATTTATAAGTCTTTGTGCGGCGATATTATTTCTTATTTTGTCATTTTTAAATTCTTCAACTACAGAAGGCCAATGTATCCATATTTCTTCTAATCCTTCTGCTTCTAAAGCAAAAGTATCAGGCGGTAATGATAAAAGATGAATTAATGCTTTAGTTGTTAGCGCTATTTGATGCCCTTTTGGCGCGTAACTTGTCATATAATTTATCCTTTTCAAGCATTGTAGTACGAAGATCTTTTCGTGTTGCGGCAATTAGTTCTTTCATCTCTTGGATATCTCGTTCTAATAATTTTATTTGACGACGCATGACTTTACATTCAGTAGAGTCAATATCAATATCATCATTTTGTTCATAAATATTATATACATGCTTTAGCATTTTAAGTTGGATTTTATAATCATCACGTAAAGCACACATCTCTCGAATCATACTGCGCGTATAAGCATAATGTTGTCCAACTAATTTAGATTCAAAATCATAATCATGAGGATGACATTGCGAATGTCCAATATAGATTTTATTGTGGACATTTCTTGTGCAGGTTGTTAGATGCTTATCAGTATCATAACTAAATTTTACATGTGTATCTGTCAGCATAAACTTTCTCCTTTACTTCACTATAATTGTATTATAGAATAATTTTTAATGAATGTCAAGATTAGGGCTTTTTACTCAAAAAATTTGCTATGGGCGATTTTTAAGCCAACAACGACCGTTGAGGTTGGCTTAAAAAAATAAAAAATAGGCCGATTTTTATATCGACCTGGTCTCACTGAGGCTTGATAAAAGGTACTGGGGTTTGAGCGTCAAGTTCATTATATCTGTTGCGCACATCAGACAAAACTTCATCGACATGTA